ACTTAGATAATATAGGAACTGGCTTCCAGTCTAAGTTTAAATAAGACAAATCACCGTTTATAGATAATTCATCTTTATATTTTTGTGTTGATTGCTCTCCTCTAGCATAAAGCCTACGCGTGTGGTAATTGTTAAAAGAAGTTAGATATCTATTCCCATTAGTTCTACCTTGTGCAAACCACTCTGACTGTATAGCGTCAGCAACCTGCGAACCATACTTAAGGCTTAATTTTTCCTCCAAAGGTACTACCTGATTGGGAAACGCACTATTAGCATTATAATTTATATTCATTTACTTTATAATTTTAGAAGCAATACCGGTGTTATCATATTTTTTTATACCTAAATTATAAGATATAATTTCTCTTTTTGGTATGGGTCTATATCTATTTTTATTGCAAGCCATCAACGCTAGTCCAGAGCTAATAGATGCATCGTGTTTTGTCCTGTTATTTATGTTGAATCTACTCCAGTCGTTTAATGTTCTTTGAAAATACATGTCACCATAACCCTTGTCTTGTAGACCTATGAAGTTTTCTATATACGTCTCTATAGCAGCGGCATGTGCTTGCTTTATGTCTTCACTTGAGTTTGGTATACCACCAATATCTCTTTCTGTTACCGACAACTTGTTGTAGATTTTATCTGGTCTGTTCATTGAAAAACCTCTATATCCTCTACGTTTAAAATGATATAGCAATCTAGGTTTATTATTTTCACATAATATAGGCATTCCATAAAATACGCAAGCCATTAAAACATCTTCAAAAAATATCTCAGCTGTCTGAGGTCTTGCTATGTATTCTAAGAAAAAATGATTAGGCGGAACATCAAGCATACTAAAACTAGTTAAACCATGAAGAGCTCCATTAGATCCTCTACTATCAACCGTGCCCGATATGTCATAACTGTCACAACCAAAAGCTCCTAAGCCGTCATTACCTGGATACTTAATACCGTTCTTTACTATTACACGATTTTGAAGGTTTTCAGGCGGAACCCAAGTAACTAAAAATCTACCACTATTATTTGGAACAAATATAACGCTAGTATCTTTAATACCATCTCTCCATTGAAAGCTACCTTTAGTAACTAGAGAGCTGTGCTTTAAGTCGCCATTGAAATCTATTTGCTCGTATATTTTTGTTAAATTAAATAAAGACTGCTTTGCTTCGTCTCTAAACGCATGGTCTTCTGTCCTTGGAAATTGTCTGTAAAATTCATTTAAAGCGTCTTGATCTCCTTTTAAACCATCAACTTCGTTTTGCCAGTATTCTATAACGCCAAAGTCTATAACATCTCCTTGTGGTCCTAAAACTTCTTCTTCTGGTGTATCGAATACAGGTGTGCCATAAGAATCAATGTATCCCTCGTAGTTCCATTCCATAGGTATGAACAAAGAATAGAGTCCTGAGCGAGTCTGTCCGTTGCGGTTTCTTTTTTTAACGTCTGAATCATAGTAAAGTTTTTTAAAGTTTTCACCACCTTTATCTAAAGCATTTGAGGTTGACCCCATCATGCACTTGCCTATAACTCTACTACCTAATCTTAGTGTTGTTTTCGTAACCCTCCAGTTGTTGAGGATGTTGTTTGGCCTTTCCCATTTACCCGATTCGTCGTGGACGAGGAGTTTGAGTTTCTCACCATCGTACGAGTTGTCGCCTGTATTCTTCCAGTCGATTGTGGTATCAAGACCTGTGATCTCTTTGACCGTTTGGTTTGAGTCAAGTTTCTTACGTGTAAACTTTGAGGCGGGGACTCTGTATGCGAGCTCGGTTTTTGGCCTGTCCATTCCGTCCTGTATTGGTTTGAAGAAGAATGGGTAATTAACCGATATTGGGACAACCTTATCCGTGAACATCGATTTAGCATCAGGGCCCGATTTGGACAATATTCCGTACCGTGAATCCGAGGATATAGTTGCAAGATTGACGGTCTCAGCTGAGGACATAAAGGAAAACCCTGATCTACGGTTTTTAAGATAACACATTCCATAAGACCTACTGTCGGCCTTACATGCTTCCCAGAATATAAAGAACAATCTATTTGCTTCTCGAAAGTCTGGCTTCCCAACATCAATTTTGGACCACTGCAGGTACATAAAGTGAGTACCAGTAACGTAAGTATCCAGATCCTTGTTATTGAACCAAAAACCTTGTTCTCGTCTAGTAAACTCTTTATCGATGTAATCATACCATTTTTCTTTGAAATCTATGGGATAGTTTTCCCAATCAAATATTGTTTTTATTTTCTTTAGCTCATTCGGTAGTTCTGTTCTTTCCCAAGATCCTGATTTAAACCTAACAACATCTTTAGGTTTAGGTAACGCAATCTTTAGGTTTTGTATATCATATATCTCCCCTATCTCACCTGTCTTACTTATAACAACAACGTCGTGTTCCTTGTTATAACCGTATTCCCACTTCTTATACTTGTTATTCTTTTTTATTATGTGAGGCTTGATGTGATCCTCTACTATTTTAAATAAACTTTGAGTGTACATTATCTAGACCTTCCTTCTGCAAAGCCCTTGAAAGTTTTTTCTTTACTTTCTCTAGGCTTTTCGTTTAGTATAGCTTCCTCCTCTTGAATCCTTTGTAATATTTCAAAAGCATCGAATATAGCTAGCTTTTTAGTAGCTGCGGCATTTTTTAATCTGTCTGCTGAAATGTCTTCTTCTGAATCAACAATAGCTTCTTTAGCCACTTTTATTAACTCTTCAACGGCTTTATGCCCAGCTAGGATTATATTCTTCTTCGTCTTCTTTATATCCATGTTCCAATAAAATATCATTTGATTTCATACAATATAAACGTTCTCCGTCTATATTAAACTCCCATTCAGACCCAGCTTTGAATGTCACTATATGTCCTGGAGTTATTCTTAGCTCTTCTAAGGAGCTATTACCTATTTTTAGTATACCAACATTATTTGCTTCTTTATTGTTCACTAGAAGCTCTGTTTCTTTAATTGGCATTACAAAACAACGGTCATTTATAGATCGCCATTTATCTTCTCTTTTATACAAGTACACTTGGTCAACACTTGCAAAATACAAATCATCTTTAAAAAAAGATCTACTATTTGTTTGTTTACCTTGCATGTTATAAAATCTTCTAAAAATATTCTGATGTATTACAACTATATCACCCTGTCTAACAGGCGTTGCAATAGCGAGAGGTGTTGATACTACTTCAGCAAATCTATTTACAAATTTCCAACCTTCTATCTTAGTATTTAAAACTAGTTCGGTGTCTCCTATTTTTTTTGTATTTGCATATCTATCACCTATCGGCTTAACGATAAAGTCATATACACTTTTCATTAATACTTTATATCATACTCTATAGATATAGCCATATTAGAATTAAATTTCTTCCATGGCAGTACCTCTTCGTTTTTCTTAATGTAAATGTTGTATGATGAATCTTTATCTTCTAGTAGAATATGAGATATAGTGTGACCACCGTAAACCTCTTGACCTACAGAGTAGTGCATAGCATCATTTTTATAATCAGCACCTATGCTAATTTTCCTTACGACATTATCCATCTTTCTCTATTTTAGTATATGTACCATCTTCTAAGTTAATATTGATAGCTCCATATTTTCCTTCAAGATCGTTTTTTACTTCTTCTATATCTTTGTTTAGAGCTGCCACCTTGTGAAGCAGTCCGTGCTTTTGAGTTTCTATAACACCAATGTTAGTTAACACTTCGTTTAGTGTTTTTTGTTGCTCTACTACTTTCTCTAATTCCTTGTCTTTTATTTTATTCATTTGATTTAATTTAATTTTGTTATTATTTTTCTTACTAATTTATATACTCCTAGTAAAGACCAGGTGGTAAACACCAAACCCAAAAAACTTACTGGGTTTAAATAAAGATTAGTACTTGTGTCTGTTAAGTCAAAATACCAAACTGACCACAAAGTGACTGCTAGTAATAATGTTAATATTTTCATTTGATTTAATTTAATTATTTGTTTTTTCTAATTTTTTAGCTTTCTCCCAGCTACGGCCTACAAAATAAGCACCATATACTGTTACTAAAAGAGTTTGAAATATTGGTATGTATTCGTCTGCTATCTTAAAATCACCTATATTTCCATCAAAAAAGGCACATACAGTAAATATAACTGTTAAGTATATAAGAACCATAGGGCGTATATTTTTAGAAAGCATACTATCTGATGCCATATCTGACTTCCACCTTTCGGTTACTTGCGATTGGGCCTCACTGTCTGCTTTCTCTAAGATCTCAACCATCAGCCTTTTGGCCTCAAGCTTTTCTTCTTTGGTAGTTGTAAGCTTATCAATGACGTTACCAACTTCGCTGATAACGCCACCTGTAAGCCATTGAATTATCTTGTCCAATGTTATTTATTTAATTTAATTTCTAATACTTCTCTTCCATTTGGAAAAATATAGTCATACCCTGGATACATAATAGTAGCATAACCTCTGTCGTCAATACCTAAAACTTTACTCTCAACACCTTTCATGGTAATTTTATTACCAGCTATCAAGTTAGTTTTTTTATTTACGTCAGGACTATTTTTTAAATACCCTTTCTTTGAATACACTATCTTCCTTATTGATTTCTGTTCTTTATTCTTTCTTTTGCAAGTTCTGCTTGTTCGCGAGAATAGTTTGTTGTTTCACCTACTCTCGCATTTCCCTTGCCATCATCATCAAAATAATCAGCAAGAGTACCAAATGTTTTACCTTCTTTAGCAAGTTTCCTTGATTCGTCATAGTGCATGTTTTCTCGCTGTTTTTGAGTTCTAGCAAAGCGATTGAACTCACGGTTGTCTGACCCAATAACAGGTATCATATCTGCCAATTGCGTTCCAATATCACCAAGCCCTCTAGTTACAGTTCTACCGGCTTTTTTTAAATTTGAAAAGAAACCTTGAGCAGCTCCTTCTCCCATATATTTTGAAGCTCCTCCATGAGTCATCACGTCCATTGCTTTCATAGCTCCTTTATCGTAGCCGCTAGCTCGTCCAGG